CCACCAGAACTACCGTTCCACTCATCCGAACCAAAAGTACTTGACTCCCAACCCTGTGTAGGTATCTGAAAGTCAGGGCCTACGTTTATTTGGTATGTAGCAACTACTGAACCACCCCCACCAGCTCCATTTCCGTTGGCTGTAGTAGCCACTACTACCTTGTATGAATTGTCATTTACTATTTCTGTTATAACGTGTTCTTTATTTAAGTCTGATGCCGGTACGTTGTTTGTAGTGCCAGATACACCTGATAACGTGACATAACTACCTAAAGTAGCTCCGTGTGCAGTATGCGCAACAGTTACAGAGGTAGACGTATTAACTGTTGTTATAGGATTAGACCCCAAAGTAGCAGTAAGTCTTATAGGAGTTACATCATAATATGTCTGTCCTTCTTCTATCATAAACTTAACATTAGTGCCAAGCCCTGTATACCTTACAAACCCAAGACTAAACCACTGATGCAAAGACCTACAAACACCTGTAAACGTATTAGTACCATGTCTAGTCCAACCACCTATTTTTTCAGGATAACCCTGACGAAAGCGTACCTTATCGCAATCGTTCCAGCCCGCTTCGTTGGAATACTTAGTTATTTCTTTGTTTATTCCGGGGTTAAACTGAATTTTATTTAGTGGCATATTAGTATTTCCAAGCTACTGGGGTAGTCTCTCGCGTGTCTACGTGTACAAAACCTTTGGCAACACCAATACCATTGAACCCCATAATAGAAGCATTACGTATAATGGCCATACGCTGTGCACCACCTACTACCTTTATGTCAGCCGCAATGCCTTGACTATGAGTCCCCGGCTTGGCTTTTCTAGCTTCAATACTATGATTAGGCGATCTGTACCCACTAGTTATAATAAACGGAAACCCACACACCTCACGTAGTGCATCAAGTTTCTGTAAGAAGTCAGGACACATCTCATTCTCACCAGTTTCCTGACAGTTAAAATCTTCTACCTTAAAATACTTTAAATTCATTTTCTTAGGCTCATTAGTTTAGAAACACCTTTAATACCAAAGCTAGAACTTATGGCAATAAAAAGCAAATATTGGTACCACTCAGGCAAACCAGATAACGCTACAAAGCCTTGCTCTACGCGATCTATAACAGTTAAATCATTTACCACTATAGCGTACCCTACCATAAACACGGGCAGCGCTAATACAACCGTCCAAAATTCGTCTTTCCAGCTATGGGCAGAGGCATCAGCCATCTTAGCTTCCCATTCACCGTCATTCTCGATTACTTTGATTTTAGCCTTGTGTTTGGCTTGTTTTTCTTCTGCTTTGTTTTTTAGGTAGCCACCAGCTATGTTAGCTATAGGGCCTATTAGATGTTGTAACATATATACCTCACTTTAATGGGTTGTATAATTCGTCCATACCATCCCATAAATCTTGTATTTCACGCTTTAAGACCTTTATCTCACCTTCAAAGCCTTCTACGTCTTTAACAACCAACTCTGCTTTCTTAACAACAGTTTGCATTTCTGTTACTGACTTCTCTACATCAGTAACTTGTTGTTGTATAAGTAACAAACCTGACTGTTGATCTTTAATAACTACTAAGTTAGTACCTAATTCCGCTAGTTTACCCTGTAATTTAGATACATCGTTAGCGGTAAGTTCTTGCTCAATGAGTAATATTTTCTCTTCTAATGGTACAATATCAGGTACTTGTATAGCTTCAACAGCTTCTAACCGTGAGTATAAGCTACTAGCCGTCCATACACCACCACCAATAGTAGAACCAATAGCTAATACTACAGCAATCCAAGCGCCTTTAAACGTCTGACCACCAATCTTTAGCTCGCTGTCCTCAATACTCACTACAGTCTCCTTGAGACATAAAACAGTTGTAACCTTGTGCTGTAGGCCCAGTTAGATAGTATTCAGACTGCCCACCCACAGTTAGTATATCCGATTCAGTAGCATATAAGTCTAAGCCATAACTCTGCCCGTTAAGGTAAACTGCAGTAGCATTGTTACTGTTAGCCCAACTCATTTGTACCCATTGGTTGTTAGCTGAATAAGACACAGTAGCTTGTTCTGCAGTAGTATTGTTGTTCTCAGCACCCTGCTGTAAGAAATCTACCGCCTCTTGGTTTTCGGCAACGGCAATGAACGCACTAGCTTGGTTAGCATGCGTCTCAATGTCATCTATGGATTGGTTATACGTATCTACTTCGTCTTGCGAAATAGTTAGAACTTCTTGGTTTGAAGTTACAAAGTCTTGTACGGCTGCTTCTTCGTCTGGAGTAGACGCTGTTTCCGCCATCTCCGCTACTTCTACAACCTGCACCATCTCAACAACTACTTCAGTAAACGTATCAATAGCGTTATCCATAAGCTCTAGTTCTTGCGTAGCACGCTCATTAAGTACATCTTGCACAGACCCATAAGGTAAGTATGTACTCATACCCGACAAAGCCATGTTATATGCTTGAAGCTGTTCAGTAGTTATGTGGGCACTGCCCGAAAGAGTACCATCAGACATGCTATGCCCGTGATAAGAGTATTCTTGTGCAGCACCTACTAGTTTAATACCCCTGTCAATTTGATCTACAATAGCAGATGAGGTGTCAATTAAGTTGTCTAACTCACTGGAGTGAGCTACGGAACCTAGCACTAATAGAGGTAATATCATCATCTTCTTCATCGTCAACGCTCTCTCCAATTTTTAAAATTGTATTATACCAATCTTTGGTCTTTTTGTTGTAGTCAGGAATGTAAGTTTCTGGATTTTGTTTCATTACCAAGAAAGCCCTTTTACCTACTACAAGTTTACCATTAGATAGTATAGGACAGGGAGTTCCCGATACAAACATACTTTTCCATACATCAACTGACTGACACATCCTAGCTACAGCAGCTACTTTCATACCTAAATCTGATAGTAATTTACTGTCTCTACGTCTATCACAATTAGGATCAACTTCGTAAGAACCACTAGATAATCCAACACCTACAGTTTGTAACGACCCGCCTGACCCTTTTAAACACGTGTCCATACCATTAGACATATAACTAGGGCTTATGGCGCTACCTACAGGCATTTCACTACTAGACCCTGCACCATTGTATGTATTAGATACTGAGTCATCTTGAGTAGTATTATTACTCGACACCGTACTACCTTCACCATTATAGGTGTTTAAGCTACCATCTTGCGCATTATCAGCAAGGACATTAAACGCGAACAACCATAAAAAGCTGAACTTAAATAAGTTTTTGACCAATTACGTCTAACCCCAAAATTAGTGGGTAAAGAAGCCATAATAGACGTTCTATGCTCTTGAATTTGTGCATACCTTGATCTAAGCGTTTATCAACAGTATCTAGTTGAAACTGTATGTTTTTCATGCGTTGTGCACATTCGCGCTCGTGGGCATCTAGCTTTAGTAGAGCTTCTCTATTATCTTCCATTATACGGGCCTTGTTATATTCGTTTGGTCTACTTGTAATACGTTAAATGTAAATGATCCCACGTTACTTACCGGCCCCATAAGTATTTGCACGCGCATTTCAATATTACCCGCACCACCTGAATCAGGCACTAACTTCAATGTAGGTAGTGTAAAAGTTTCTTGAGTGGTAATTGGATTACCCGAACCACTTATAGCTATAACTCTACTTATGGTAAAGGTTTCATTTAAGGACTCTGTGCTAACATCAGGTACGTTTGGTACCGCTGTAACCCAAGTACCTACACTTTCAAAACCTGAAGAACTTACATACACTGTAGCGCCTGTAGAACTAAACTTACCTTGCCCAGAACTATTGTTATCATAAACAATAGTAGTTTTGTCTGTTGCATCGTCATAAGTAGCGCTTTGAATCTTTCTTTTATATGTTCCAATCGGGTCAGCCGTAGTAGTATCTAACCAACTGAAAGCATCTATCTTACTTGTTTGATCTCCGTCTACCCCAAAACTGTACCAATATGAACTACTACCGCCTAATTTAGTGTCTGCAACTGTACAAGCACCAATGCTTACGCCTCCAGCGCCTTTTGATTTGCGTTGTACGCGTACTATAGCATCAGATAGTGTTGGGATAGTTTTGGTACCACTAAAAGAAAGTTGACCAGTTATAGCTAAATCTAGTTCCTGAAACACAGTACGAGCATTACCATATAAATCAAATGTACCTATGGTTTCAGTTGCGTCATTGGCTATAGATATTGATGGAGGTTGCGTACCACTAAGACTTGAACCAGCGCTAGCCCACGGGTATATTCTTTCTGACCTACGTATAGAACCTGTAGTATCTGAATATGCTTTAATAGATTGTTGTGTGGCTAGCTTTGTAGCGCTATTAGAAGACATAGTATCTTCATCAGCAATTTCAGTAACTGTTGCACCTGAAGCGAGCACTAGGCTATCCGCTTGCATAGCAGCGGCTACTAAAGAATTACTATAATTATCTTGCTCTACTACATTAGTGCCATCACACACTACATTTACTTGTTTAGCAGTCTTTATAGCTATTCCTGTGCCACTAGCAGTTTTTACAGTAATTGTCTGACCTGTAGTATTAATAACTGCGTATAATTTTGTGGAAGTTGGTACTATAACTGTGCCCGCACCAGTCAAATCAGTGGTAGTATCCGTCAACTTTAATATAGCACAACGCGCTTCAGAACTAGATCCATTTGCGGTTGTTAGCGTAGCTGAATTAGTAGACCAAGTATTGATAGTAGCCAAACCAACTACGGCTTGCTCAATCATGTCGGTAAGTTCATTATTTACTACATTACCCCAACCAGTATCACCTGAAGCTGGCTTACCTAATTTTAAATTAGATGTATAAGTTGGCATAGCCACCGTAAACGTACTGTTATTACTTGTTTTGTTATCACCAAAGTCTAATGTCATAACTGCTTTATTACTTTTGCTAGAATTATATATTAATGCACCTCTAGCCGTAAAACTACTACTCGGCCAAGTAGCGTCTGAAAAATTAACAAATCCTACACCATCACCACTAGCTACCGTACTAGCTCCAAGCGCTTTATCATCAGCAACATATCCTGTGCCAGACACTTCATTGTCTGCAGAATACACAGTAGTACCCGCACCTAACGTAACTGCATCTGTATACAACGCTATTTTAAAAGTATCACTACCAAAGACATGTGTGCCCTCTAATAGCTCTTTCTTAAATGATGTACATAATACTTGTGAGATAGCCATCTATTGCTCCTGTCTCTGTGGTGGTTGTGCTGGAGCAGGTACCGTTAATGGTTGTGCTGGAGCGGCTTTAGGTCTAAACGAATCACTATCCAATCTATTTACAGCGTCCATTAACTGCTGCATGGCTAACGTATATTGTTGGTCGTACAACTGAAGAATATCAGGTTCTGCTTTCATAAATCTAGCGGCTTCTATAAGAACACCATTCAACAAAGCTGAGTCATAGTTTGTACCTAACCACGGTTGTTCTTCCGTACCATCAGTATCTACTATAGAACGTGGCTGATATTGGTAATCTACTTGAATGGTAACTGATGTAGCCCACTTAGGTGCTAGTGTTAACACCATACGAGAAGCACTCTCGTCACTAGTGGTGCTACTGTCTAAGGCATAGTATTTTACTTCTGGATCGGCTGTATCAGTTGTTTGTGTAGATAACGGATACGCTTCCAGTAAAAAGTCTAAATCTTTTTGTACGAGCGCCTTTCTATTTACTATAGTTCCACTTGATTGTTGAGTTACACTATGTACATACAAACAGTCCGCAGGCAAAACTTTACCACTACTAGCAGTAAACGTTTCAGAGAAAGTCGTTCTTAGTACAGGTAAATCTTTGATAAACCCATAAATCTTCTGCTCAGCTTGTCTAATAAACATATTTAGCTGAGAGTTAGTAAAATCCATCTCAGTGATTTCTTCTACGTTTTCTTTTAAATCTGTATATGTCATAGCCATATTATTCTACCGTCACCGTAACTGTGCCTGCTTTAATTTCTATAGCCATA